ATAACAAAAGGTAGAGGGGTTGGATGTAAGACTGCCTTTGCTGGAATTAAAAATATTTACATCTTAGATTATAGTGCTGCTATAGCTGCTTTAAGCGATTCAAGTGGTACTATAACTTTACCTACTGATAACTCTGCTGAGTTCTTTAAGTTTGAGGTAAAAGGTGGTCAGTCATCTTTAGAAACAGTAGTAAATTCTTCAAGAGAGAATGGAACTACTTTTTACGAAAGCACTTTAAATGTAACTTTTCAAGTTTTAGACGTGGCTACACAAGAAGAAATAAAACTTCTTAACAGAGGTAGAGCTCATTACGTTGTAGAGTTATATCCAAATGGTGCTGGGGTTACTAAGTACTTACTATTGGGTAGAGATAATGGTGCAGAAATTACTGGTGGTACAATCGTAACAGGTGCTGCTGCTGGAGATTTACAAGGGTTTACATTAACAGCAGTTGCAACTGAGGTATTTCCTCCGTTCTTCTGTACTGTACCAGATGTAGCTTCTGCTACGCCAATTAGTCCAGCTTAGTAGTTTATTTATATTTCAAAATTAGCCTTTCTTTTAGAGAGGCTTTTTTTATACAAAATATTTTATATTTGTTTATATATTAGTATGAAGTTAATAGGAACTAATGGCGATAAGACTTTTAAGGTTATACCTCGTCAATTTATTAATGGTGCGATTACTGTAAATCTTACAAGTGAAAGCACAGGAACTAATGTAAGTATTACACCAACTGCATCTACAGATAGAAATTATATGTCTTTTGTTGCAGCTTTTGGTACATTAACTGAGGGCGATTTTTATACCTTAGAAGTAAAAAACGGAACAGCTGTTATATATAAAGACAAAGTGTTTTGCACAGACCAGACAGTAAACCAAACTAACAATGATTACTATTCTGTAAATAGTGGTGAATATACCACAGAGAATAGCTTTGATAACGATTACATTATATTATGAACGATTTAAGAATAGTTAATTTAAGCACTTACACAAGTCCAGAGATTGTAGAGAAGTCAAACAAAAAGTGGGTAGCTTATGGAAGTGATAATAATTACTTTGGGTACTTAATAGACCGATACAACGGAAGTCCTACAAACAATGCTATTATAAATGGTATTAGCCAAATGATTTATGGTAAAGGCTTAGATGCTTTAGATAGCAATAAAAAGCCAGAGGCATACGCTAAAATGATTACTTTATTTCACAAAGATTGTGTAAGAAAGCTATGCTATGATTTAAAACTTATGGGTCAATGTGCTATGCAAGTCATTTACTCTAAGGACAGAAAAACAATAGCACAAGTAGAACACATACCAGTAGAAAACCTAAGAGCTGAGAAGTGCAATTCTAAAGGTGAGATTGAAGCGTACTATTATTCTGATAATTGGTCTAAGGTAAAACAAAGCACACAATTAAAAAGAATATCAGCTTTTGGATTTTCTAAAGAAAACATAGAAATAATATACGTTAAACCTTACAGAGCTGGGTACAAGTATTACTCAAGTCCAGACTATCAAGGAGGATTGCAATATAGTGAGCTAGAAGAAGAAATATCTAACTATCACTTAAACAACATTCTTAATGGTTTAGCACCAAGTATGTTAATTAACTTTAACAACGGAACTCCAAATGCAGAGGAACGTCAAATGCTAGAGAATAGAATATATCAAAAGTTTAGTGGGTCAAGTAATGCTGGTAAGTTTATACTTGCATTTAACGACAACGCAGAGAGCCAAGCAACTATAGAGCCTATACAATTAAGTGATGCACATAACCAATATCAATTCTTATCGGACGAAAGTAGTAAAAAGATAATGGTAGCACACCGAGTAGTAAGTCCTATGTTATTAGGTATTAAAGATAGCACAGGGTTAGGGAACAACGCAGATGAACTACAAACTGCAAGTACCTTAATGGATAACACAGTTATTAGACCATTTCAGCACCTTTTAATAGATGCCTTTGATGATATACTAGCTTTTAATAATATTGCCTTAAAACTATACTTTAAGACCTTACAACCACTAGAGTTCACAGACTTAGAGAACGTAGAGGACGAAGAAACAAAAGAAGAAGAAACAGGAGTAAAGTTATCTAAAGATTTACCAGAAGATTTAGGTATTGAAATAGCAGATGCTCTAATAGACTTAGGAGAGGACGAAACAGACCTTTTAAGCGACTTTGACGTAATGGATGAACGAGAAGTTAACTATGACGAAGAAGATGGCTTAGACGAGGTTATTACGGACTTAAACAAACCAAAAGAAAAAAGCACACTAGCTAAAATATGGGAGTTTGTAAGTACAGGTAGTGCAAAACCATTTAGAGAAAGCGAACAAGATGGAGAAAGCAGACAAGAAGCTGAGGAGGGTAATACTTTCTTAGTTAGATATATGTATTCTCCACAGAGATATAGTGCAAACTCAAGAAAGTTTTGTAAGAAAATGGTAGATGCTAAAAAGGTGTACAGAAAAGAGGATATAATGTCTATGGACACAAAAGCTGTAAATGCTGGTTTTGGTAAAGGTGGAAGTGATACTTATTCTATATGGCTTTACAAAGGTGGTGCTAGATGTCAGCATAAATGGCTTAGAAAGACATATGTACGTAAAGATGGTGCAAAAGGTTTAGGAGATGCTATAACAACATCAGAGGCAAGGTCAAGAGGTTTTAAACCAGAGGCAAACGCACAGAAAGTACCTGTAGCACCTAAAGATATGAAGTATAAAGGTTATACTGCTGAGTATTGGAATAAAATAGGATTTAAGAATTAATTATGGCTACAGCATTATTTATAAATAGAACAGATTTAGTTAAGAACTCAATACTTGATGGGAATGTAGATACAGATAAGTTTATACAATTTATTAAGATTGCACAACAGATAGATATACAGAATTTATTAGGTACAGACTTATACAACAAAATAAGTGCTGATATTATAGCTGGTAATTTAGCTGGTAATTATTTGTCTTTAGTAAACACTTATGTACAACCTACTTTAATATGGTTTGCACAAATGAATTATATACCATTTGCTGCTTATCAAATAAAAAATGGTGGTGTATTTAAGCACAGTAGCGAAACTGCACAAAACGTAGATAAGAACGAGGTAGATTATTTAGTAGCAAAAGCTAGAGAGTACGCTAATTACTATTCAACAAGATTAGTAGATTATTTAAGTTTTCATAATGATTTGTTTCCAGAGTATAATTCTAATAGTGATGAAGATATATTTCCAGACACAGACACAACATATAAAGGTTGGGTTTTATGAGATATAAGGTAAAAGAAACAAACCTTACTAAACTAAAGAAATATATAGAGGTCATAAACAAAAAAGTAAGCGACAAAAAAGAAAAGAATGAGCAATCCTAAACTAGCATTAATACCAAGTGGCTATGAAGAAGAAAAGGTATATTCTATATTACCAAGTAATGGTGATGGGGATTTGCAATTTGATAGAGAAAGTTCTGGCACAAGGGTTAATAAAGATGGACTTATAGAAACAATGGCAGCTGATTTTCCAAGATTAGATTGGTTGAATAGTGATTGTCCAAGTTTACTTATAGAAACATTAAGAACAAATAGGCAAATTAGGTCAGAGGAAATAGACAATGCTGCGTGGACAAAAACAGGCACAACTGTTACTGCAAATCAAGTAATATCACCCACAGGTGAATTAAGTGCTGATAAATTAATAAGAACTTCTACAAGTGCTAATTATGTTAGTGATGCATCAGCTAAGTCATCATCTGCTCAATTAGATATAACAACATCTGTTTTTGTAAAACAAGGTGAGGGAGATTTTTTTGCTTTTCGTTCGCAAGGCAGTTACCCTAATAGGGGTGAAGCTATTTACCAATTTAGCACAAACACACTTACAACAAGTGTCGCTGGTAGTAATTATACAGTAGTTGCTTCAAGTGTAGAAAATTATGGTAATGGTTGGTACAGATTATCTGCTACATTTAATACAGATGCAGCTGCGACAGTAACAAGTCTTTTTAGTCCAAGAGCTACAAGTGGCGTTATAGATGGAACTGATACTTCTACAACTGCATTTGCTTATGTATGGGGGATACAAGTTGAGGAGGGCAATAGCTTATCAAGCTACATTAAAACAACAAGTGCAGCAGTAACAAGAGAGGCAGATGTTTCTAGTGTTACAACGCCAAGTGGTGTTACGCAAATAGTAGAAACGTTTTCAGACAATACAACAAACACAATAACAAGCATACCAGGTACTTATACTGTAAGTAATGGTAAGGTTAAAAAAGTAATAATGACATAATATGGCAAACGAAATATATCATAGAAGTAATTGGGGTAATGCAGTAAACGATATTGCTTGGGGAGATACTTACGAGAAGTTTGATGCAACTAACGAAATGTTTGTACGCTCTGACCATTACGAGAATAGCAACGAAACAGATAAGCTAATGGCTGCTATAAACCCAAAGCCAAGCATATTACTAACACCTACTGCATACGATAATGGCTCTTTACATAGTGTTAAACCTGTTCAAACTTTTGGTAGTGAGTTGATTACTAATGGGGATTTTAGTAGTGGAAGTACTGGATGGACGTCTTACGGAACTGTAAATATATCAAATGGTATAGCTACTATTGGTGCAAGTTCAAATTCTGGTATATTTCAAGCTATTTTAACACAAAATAAATCATATAAAGTTACTTTAAATGTATTAAGTTACGACGGAGTTGGTAATGCTCAAGTTACAAATGATAATGGTTTGGTTTTATATTCTATAACACAAACTGGGTTACAAACATTTAATTTTAAACACACTATAAGTAGTGCTAATATTATTTTTAGAGGGACATCAAATGCTGTATTTTCAATAGACAACGTAAGCGTAAAAGAAGTAACAGACGCAGACTTTGACTTTACAAGAGGCTCAAGTGCGACACGAGTAAACGAAAAAGGACTTATAGAAGATGTACAGATATTAAGTGGGGAATTAGTACAAAACGGAAACTTTGAGCAGATAGGCAGTGAACTTGTAACCAACGGAAACTTTAGCAATGGATTAACAGGGTGGAATAATAACGTATCGTTTCCTGTTGACTATTTAAGTGTTGTAGATGATAGATTAGAACTTGAGAACATAAATGGTGGAACACAGGTTTTTACAAGCAATAGCTTTAGTGTAACTGCAAATAAAATATACAAAATTAGCTTAGATACTATTAAAGTAAGTGGTGCAGATGATTTTGATATAACATTAAGAAATACGCCTTTAGGTACAACAGTAGAAACAATTACCACTACACAACAGACAGGCGAACTTATATACTACTTTAAGTCTGCATCAACACAAAGTTTAGTATTTCAGTTTACTTTACGAGATACGATTAAAGGCTCAATAGACAACGTATCAGTCAAAGAGGTCGGACAGAATTGGACTGTAACAAATGGTAATATATCAGATAAATACAATGCGTCAATGACT